TGCGCGCGTCTGTGCTGAATATCAACTACGGCACAACAATCCGACAATCAACAGGCTTGAAAAACCAATCACGCACCTTTGGTATGGCACCACGCAAGATCTTTCAAAAGCGAGAGAGTTGCAGAGCAACCTCACTGGCTCACGAACAACCAAATGAACACGCAGTGCTAATTGCATTTGCTGAAAAGTTTGCCAATATGTACAAAGAGTTTGCGCCTGAACTTTACGCAGCAGACGCAAAAGCGCTTGCAGACAACAAGGTTGCTGATGAGTGGCGTATGACAGATGACGCACTGTGGACGTCTGGAGTGGTCAATAAGGCTTCAACCTTGCCTTATCACCGTGACGGTTTTAACTTTGCAACTTGGTCAGCAATGCCAGTGATCCGCAGAAAGATGAAGGGCGGGTATTTGACGCTACCTGAATACAACTTTACGTGTTCTTGTCGGGACGGCTGGGTGACTTTCTTTGCAGGATACAAGTATGTCCACGGAGTGACACCAATGACGCCTAGCGCAGCAGACTCATACCGCTATTCAATTGTTTACTATGCGTTGCGCGGTATGAAGGATTGCTTCACGTTTGCAGTAGAGACCTCAAAAGCGCGCACAAGCAGAACCAATCGTGAAGACAATATGGCAAGGGCGCTCAAAGGCGAGATACCAATGCCAAATATTGGCGGCAAAAATAAGTGAGCCTTTGGGCTGATTACGCTCAATTTCACGAAGCGCAGACTCAATCGCGTGATATGGATCCCGCTTATCCAGTATTAAAATGGTTTGCAGACTCAATGGACAGGGATAGCGGATTGTGGCTGTCATTTTTGTTTGTGGGTTATTACCAAATGGGATCTGCACTCAAAGCGTTCAGCCTGTATCCAACACCGACTGTGCCAGCGCAAGAGGATTTGAAATTGCCGATTGCGCAACCGCGCAGGTCACACCGAGCAACACTGCGATTTGCTCAACACCTGGACTCATTGTGCGCCAAAGCAGAGCAGCACGGCGGTTTGGGCGCTTGGCTTGATGCTGCAACTACGTCTGAGGATCCGATTGAAAATTGGAAGACACTCAACAATGAATTGATTACCGTGTTTGGCAACGGGCGTTGGGCAGCGTATAAAACAGCAGAGATTTTGTACAAATCACACGGGTTCAACCTGCAAGTGCCTGATATGGGTAACGCCAATTCAAGCGGGCCACGCAAGGGATTGGGTTTGTTCTTTCCTGGACTACCGCAGGGCAACTCACCTTCAGATGTAGCACAATTAGATGAACTGAGCGCAAAGGTGGTTGATTATCTGCAAGGCAAGGTATCGCAGGTCAGTATGGAGACGGCTGAGACCTCACTGTGCGACTTTTACGCAATGAGCAAAGGGCGCTACTACGTAGGCATAGACATTGACGAAATGCAAGAACAATTACTGCGTGTACCGTCTGATTTGACGGCAATGGGCTTCAAAGCAAGATCTGAGACACTACCGCATAGATATTTGGGTGAGTTGAACGGCTGGGAAGGCATTGACAAAAACCGCAAAACAATTTACCGAGCAACACGCCAGATTGCCTTGCGATGAAACTTATTGTTGTTGGCGCTGGCATTGCAGGATCTTCAGCCACGCGTATTGCGCGCGATAAGGGCTGGGACGTGACTTTGATTGACCACGCACCAGAGCAGTCTGCGTCCAGATCTGCTTTGGCAACAATCAGGCCAACGTGGTTTGCTAAATCTGAGCGCGCAGACTTGGAAAGATCTTGGGAGTGGTACAAGGCTTGGGGTGCAGCAGGGACAAGAGAAGCACACGTATCAAATTGGCGTGACAGAGAGGTTAAAACGCAAAAGGATTGGTGGTTGGTAGATCCGATTTTGCCACTGGTTGAGCCAGATCTAACTGAGCGCGTTGTTGGGATCTATAAAACTTTTGTCACCACGCCCACAAAAGAGATTGCCGCTGACGCTATCTTGAATTGCACAGGCGCATACGGGGCAGATCTAGCCCGTGACGTGACGCTGTTTGCAGGGGTTACTTGGATCTCTACTGACGCTCAATTAGATTATTCACCCTATCGCGTCCACCATTTGAGACCGTACAAATCACTCTCAGCAGCGCAAATAAACGGCGTCACGCGTGTCGGATCTTCAATCGCTGCAACGGCTGATAAGGCTATTCAAGAAGCGCAAGACCTATTAGAGCAGGCTCATCATTTGGGTATCGTGCAACCTGACGCAACTTGGGAGATGTCACTGGGCTGGAGAGCAAAGGGCAAAGGTGGCATACCGATTTATCCTGAGTTGGGACAGCGCAACGCTTATTTTTCAGGATTGGCTAGGAGCGGGTACGGGCTGTCGCCTGCGATTGCAGAAAAGTGGCTTGACAGTTTATAGTTGCAGATTACAAAGGGGGCAAAATGAAGATCATTTACGTTATAGGCGGGCCAGGATCGGGCAAAACAACACTTACTGAAGCATTTACGCAAGATTGGACAGACAGTGCCAAACACGAACAACCAATCAAATTCAGATCCCACCATACCCCGTATGGTGACGCACTCTCGCTTGGCTGGCTCAGACCAGCATTTGGTGGAACAGACACGCTTGGTAATACGGCGATACTTGCTATTGAACCGTGGCTACCCAATATCGCAAAAGATTATGAAATCATCTATGGAGAGGGCGACAGACTAGCCAACTCACGTTTTTTTGATTTGTGTAAGGGTATCGGGGACTTGCATTTGTTTTATCTCAACACTGAGCCTGCACTGTGCGCTGAACGCAGGGCGCAAAGATCCTTATTGACAGGCAAAACGCAAAACCCTATTTGGGTCAAAGGTAGAGAGACCAAGCACCGCAACCTTGCACAAATGTACAAAGCATTTGAGATCCCGTCAGGGCTAACACCTTTGGCTGGCGCAGATCTAATGCGTAATGTAATCTTTTCCTGATGAATAGGAAACGTACGTGAGAAAAACACCGACACCAGAGCAGATAGACAAAGAGAAAAGAGTGCTGGAGTTAAAGCGCTCAGGGGCTACTTGGGACGCTATTGCTGAGGTAACTGGCTACGCAAATGCTTCAGGGGCGTTCAAGGCTTACCAAAGAGCAATGGTGCGCACGTTGCAGCAGCCAGCAGATGAACTGAGGGACGCTGAGATAGATCGCTTAGACCGATTACAGAGGGCGTATTGGTTTGAGGCAATAGGCGATAGGGACAATCCACCAGTGCATAAGTCAGCAGAGATTGTTTTGAAGATTATTGACAGGCGCGCAAAGTTACTTGGGCTAGACGCACCAACCAGGATCCAAGCAGAGGTGGTTACGTATGACGCAAGCGGAATTGAAGCCGACATTGAGCGGATTGCCCTTAACCTCAGAGGAATGGATCAGGGCGTCACGCTGGCGCTGGAAGCAGGAGCAGGCCAGGCAGGAACAACTACCACCTGACGGTGATTGGAATATTTGGCTGTATATGGCGGGGCGCGGTGCAGGAAAGACACGCACGGCGGCAGAGTGGCTAACGTGGGAAGCAGTGAGCCAACCTCAAACACGCTGGGCTATCGTTGCACCTACTTACGGTGACGCAAGAGATACCTGTGTTGAGGGTGAGTCAGGGGTATTGAACATTTTGAGGCGATACAAGGCGCTCAAAGATTGGAACAGATCACTGGGTGAGATCCTGTTGCACAACGGGTCACAAATAAAACTATTCTCAGCAGATAAGCCTGATCGTTTTCGCGGCCCACAACATCACGGAGCCTGGTGCGATGAATTAGCGGCTTACCGTTACAGTGACGCGTGGGATCAGTTGCAATTTGGTATGCGGTTAGGAGACAAGCCGCGCATTGTTGTCACCACAACACCTAGACCTACTGCGCTGATTAGAGCGTTGGCAGGGCGCAATGACGGATCCGTGAGCATTACGCGTGGATCTACTTTTGACAATGCTGCAAACCTTGCACCTTCAGCGCTACTTGAACTTGAAGCACGATACGCAGGCACCAGATTAGGGCGTCAGGAGTTGTTTGGCGAGATATTAGACGATGTTGAAGGCGCATTGTGGACTAGAGGACTAATTGAGCGGAACAGGCTTCAGAAGGCTCCAGCAATGGCAAGAATAGTAGTGTCCATAGATCCCGCAGTGACAAATACCAAAGATAGCGATGAAACAGGAATTGTTGTGCTGGGATCTGACGCGCAGGGACACGGGTACGTGTTAGGTGATTATTCTTTCAAAGGTTCACCGTTGGATTGGGCAAGCAAGGCTGTATCGGTTTTTGACGAGTGGAAAGCAGACTCAATCCTGGTTGAAGTAAATCAGGGCGGGGATATGGTCAGTGCAGTATTGAGGCAGATCCGATTAGGGCTACCAATCCGTGAGGTGCGAGCGCACGTGGGTAAACGTTTAAGGGCTGAGCCAGTTGCAGCAATGTATGAACAGGGACGTATTCACCATATTGGAGAGTTTGCCAAATTAGAAGACCAAATGACGGTGTGGACGCCAGATGACCCAGACTCACCAGACAGGATTGATGCAATGGTGCAGGGGTTTGCGGATCTGTTAGGTACGCAAAACGTGATGAATTACTTTAACGCTATTGCTAACTTTTGCCCAAGTTGCAACTTGCCCAACCCAAAGTCTTCGCCAGTGTGCTTGAAGTGTGGAACCGCTATCATTACACCAGCCGTAGGTTAAGGGCTACCAACAAAGGAGATACACGTGGGTTTATTTGACCGTATCGCAGAACAGATCGCAACAGCAATTGAAAAGCGAGCATTGCCAGCAGGTGCAGTAACAATGTCAGAGCAAGATATGCGCAACGGATCTATTGGACAGTCATACGGCAACAATGTGCCTTTGGGCCGTCAAGCATTTTTGCCTGTTGCATTTGGGCCAGGTGTGCCGATTACTCCAGGGGCAATCAATCCGCTACGAGAGGACGGGCGACCAGATCCACGGCGCTACGAATATCAAGTTGCGCAGAACATTAACATCACTGAGACAAAACTTATCCCGTTCAAAACACTACGAGCCTCAGCAGATCAAATTGACATTATTAGACGTTGCGTTGAAGTCACAAAGAGCAAACTTGTTGGATTGGATTGGGACATTGTCCTAGCAGCAGACGCGTCAGAGAAGATTGCAGCAGAGTCAGGCGGGGATCATATTCACGCAATGGCAAAAGCGCGTCAAAAATATACTGATGAAATAAATAGGCTTAGGACATTTTGGGAAAATCCAGACCCAAGCAACGGCTTAACATTTTCTGATTGGCTGATGATTGCAGCAGAAGAGACACTTGTGTTAGACGCGCTTGCTATCTGGCCGCAAAGAACAGTTGGCGGGGATCTATACGGTTTTCAAATCTTAGACGGCTCCACAATCAAGCCAATGCTGGACGATAGAGGTATGCGCCCACAAGCACCAGACGTTGCTTATCAACAGATCCTTTACGGGTTCCCGCGCGCTGAGTTCACTGCCAATGACGATGATCCTGCTGCTGACGGTGAGTTTACTTCAGACGATTTGGCTTACCTTGTACGCAACCGCAGAGCAATGAGCACTTACGGCTATTCACCAGTAGAGCGCTCACTACCTTTGGCTGATATTTACTTGCGCAGACAACAATGGATCCGCGCTGAATATACTGACGGCGTAATACCAGATCTAATGTTTACAACCACAGCAGACTGGGGCAACAATCCTGATTTGCTACGCGCTTACGAGAACAT